TTAATCTATATGCTTCATGTCTCTAAGTAGACCTACAAATCTACCTACTATTTGACATTCACATTGATAAAATCTCATAGGTGTATAAATAGGATTGTAAGATACCAACATTAATTCTTCTCCTTGTTTATAGCACTCTTTGATGACTAGCCCGTCCGGAGTGTTTACCGCATATACGTTTCCGTCTTTATATGGTACGCCTCTTGCTATCATGTATAAATCCCCGTTACACAGATGGGGCTCCATACTATCGCCTTGAGCAGGTATAATATCAACAGGATAAGGCCCGCTGCAGTTACTAAATTTATTTAATATTTTATTATCCATTACTACCTCGTCGAAATCTTCGTCTTCATTCCAACCTCCGCCGCCGAGGCTTGCTCTAACGTTAAACAGCCTTAGAGTTTTATATCTCTTTTCGGACTCGTCCAAACTTTCGCCCTCTTGATTGTAAAAGAATAAATTGATAGAAATTTTGCGTTTTACTAAAAAATCCATTATTTGCTTATACGGTACGGCGTTTCTAAATTTCATTTGAGCGTAGGCGTTGGGGTTTATTCCCAGTTCTCTAGCTACATCGCCGTCTTTAATGTTTTTCTTGCCTTCGGTAGCCAATATGTCCTTTAATCTTTCCGTAACTTCGTTCATATTCATACACTCTCCTTTTGGTTTTATTTTGTAATAAATTTATCTAATTTTAGTCCAAATGTTAAAATTTATTATATTTTATAAGGAATATGCCCAAACCACAGCCCATACACAGCTGTGTAGAGTTATAGTCTACTATAAAGAAATAAAGGAGATAATATGGTAAGAGCCGAGCTTAAAAGGTTGATCATAGAAGCCCGGGATTTTGATTTTAGGAGTAGAACAATGTTTTGTATATGGAGCCCGAGCTGGAATGCCAAGATAACGATAGAGGGTAGGTATGAATATAAAATAGCCGATATCAAAAGCGAGATTATAAGATGTGAAAAGGCCATAAACTGTGGTGAGTTAGCCTGTAATGTTAAAAATCAAAAATACATGGCTGCTCTTTACAAAGAATTAAAAAGACTAGGTGGGGCGGCATAAACCTCCGCCTCTTAAAAATTCATAATCAATAGCTCGCCGCTAGTTTTTCTTTCCACTGCGTTGTTTAGGCTATAACTTACCTCAAGCTCTTTGATATTAAGGCCCGCGTAAAGATCGCGCACCATTTCGCAGTCGTTATAGCTAAGCATAAATTTGGCCTTGATGCTCTTTAAAATTTGAGCTAAATTTTGATGATCAGACGTCGTAAATCCATCTGCCGTCTTGTAATAATTTTCCGTTCCTACGTAAGGCGGATCTATGTAAAACAGAGTATCGGCACCGTCATATTGTCCTATCAACTTTTCATAGCTCAAATTTTCTATAGAAGCGCGCCTTAGACGCCTTGAATATATAGAAAAGTCCTTGTATATATTTTTAGCACTCCTGTTTTTGGGCATGGCAAAATTATCCCCTTTTGCGCCAAAACTTAGGCTTATTTGATAGTAGTAAAACGCCGCAGCCTCTATCTTGTTTTTAGGTTTTATCTTGCCCTCTTTTATGGCGTAGAATATCTCACGGCTTTTTAGCATAGCGTCCACATAGGCACTTAGGCTTTGCGGTCTAGTCCCAATAATGCGGTGTAAATTTATGAGGTTGCCGTTGATATCGTTAATTATCTCGATTTTACTTGGTTCTTTTTGATAAAACACCGATAGCGCACCGCCGAAAACTTCAACATATTTAATATGCGGCGGCATAAGAGGGATTATCTTGCTTGCCAACTTTGATTTACCGCCTACCCAAGCAAACGGAGCCTTTAGTTTAGTAGTCTTCATGATTTTCCTTACAAATTTAAATTTTTCGCTACCTTGTAAGAAAATTTAGTAATATTACCTTGCTACTTTGTATTTACGAGGTGGGGTTGCCGGCGGCTTTGCTTCGTAATTTTTTACCCCTCAAATTCAATCTCTATTTCGTAATTATCCGTACTCAATCTATGGCTTACGCTTTTGATACTGAATTCGTTTGCTTCTAGCCCCGCTATACCGCTAAATTTAAGCTTTCCGCCCGCCACTATATTTGCTCCGGGCAAAGAACACCTGCCGTTTATGCCGCCTTTTTGCAGTTCGTTTAGCTTGGCTTCGCCTTGCCTAAAAGCCTCGTTATCTGATTTTGGTTGGGCTATTTGCATCTTGTAGGTTTGCTCTCCCGAGCCTACCTTGATACTCTTTGTTTTTCCCGCTTCTATATCTTGCCACTCTACTATAACCGCCCCATATGAGTTTCTGTTGGCTTCGGTTATCTCTAATGAGTAAAGCTCGCCTAAATTTAGGGTAAATTTAGGCAAACTCTCGTTTTTAGGCGTGTTTGAAGTTTGCGTTTCGTCCCCTTTGGCGTCTTTGGAAGCTATGACGATGGTGGCGTTTTTTACCGCCATTATAAAGCCGTAATCAAAGCACAGCCCATATAAGAAATCTAGATCCCCCGCGTCGTTTTGCAAGACGGATGCGATGTTTTGATCCTGCCCGGACGTTTTTACGGCAAGCTTATTTTCGCCGGCTATTTTCCTTGCTATTTCAAATACGGTGGTATTCTCCCAGCTTCTGCGCTTTTTTATCTTTTGGGGGCTTGCGAAATTTACGGCAGTGGCTCTTACTTCGGTGGTTTGGTTTTTATAATCCCTGCTAGCCGTTTGCACGCTAAACGAGCCGCAAAGATATAAATCATTACTCGATGCGCGCGTAGTCGCGCCGCCCGCTTGCGTAAAGCCGCCGCTAAGCGGGCTTTGCTCGCTAGCGGCGTCGGCATACCCGAGCCAAAGCTTTAGATTATCGCCGAACACGGGCTTGGCGTATATGCCGCTAACGCTAAAGCTTATCTCGTCGCTTTTGCTGCCTTCCTTGTCGTCGAAATTTAGGCTGATTAAATTTGCCCTGATTATCTCCGTAATATCTTTGCCGTTTGCTTCGAGCTTAAAATTCGGGTGTTTCATCGCTTGCCTTTTTCTACTTATACTTCGTTGCCGTCTCGCTCGACTTCGGTTACATATAACGCATACGCTCCCTTGTCTCGCTCGCCGCCGCCTTGCCTAAGCGAAAAATGCTGCGCGGTAATTTTATTGCCTTGAATTTTTACCATAGCTTATTTTGCTCCTTGGCTTTCTCTTTTATCTCGGGCAAAAATACCTTGTCGCCCGCTTTAAGCGTAGCGGCTAGTTTTGGATTTAGAGCTAATACTTGCTCGAAAAATCTTAAATGTCCGTAATGGTTATAGACGATAGTATCGAGCCTATCGCCGTCTTTAGCTATGTAAATTTTATCCATCGTAATCCCTTTTTAGCTCCAAACTAAAGCTCTGCGTAAAAAACGCTCCGTTTGGGGTAAATACGGCTTGTTTTTCGCTGATTTTTATAACCGCGAACCTGCCGAAATATTTGCCGTTTCCGTTGGTTAGCGCATAGCTTTGTCTACCGCGCGCCAGCTCGTAAAGCCTTTTTAATGCCGTCTGTTTGTCGCCGTTATAGGGTAAGGTTTGACCTTCTATACTGATAGTTTGGTTTCCTAAATTTGCCGCAAATAAAACGGGGTGATTTTGGATACGGTCCTGCGAGCTTATACCAAACTCGGTCTCGAGCGATATACCGCCCACCTGTTTCCATGTAAATTTAAAGCCTCCTAAATTTAAGACCATATCGCTACCTTTGCTCTCTTATTTCAGTGTTGGCACTGTTAAATTCATCTCTTTTAAGCGCCTCTTTGACGCCTCTTGTTATTTGAGCCTTGAAATTTTCTAAATCAAATTTGCCGCTTTCCCCAAATAGCCTAAAATCCCCCGTGAAGGTAACGTTAATAGCCCCGGGGGCGCCGCCTACTTTTTCTTTGTATCCGGGCGATGCCCCAAGAATGCCGCCGACTCCGCTCGGTTTTTTGGCATCAATGCTTGGCGCCGCTTCGTTTGCCTTTAAAATTTGGTTTATGGAAGCGTTGTGGTTTTTGTCTTGGAGCGTATCCGAGCTAAACTGCGGCAAGCCTGTATACGCAGGCAGCTTGACGTCTTTTATCGGGTCTTTTGCCTTAGCGATCTTGACTTCCTGCGGTGCGTCATCGTTGAACCAAGAAAAAGGGTTGTACCAATTTGCCTCTTTTCCGTCTCCTATACCAAGGGCGTCTTTCGTCCAATCAGTAGCCGCCCCGAGTGCATCGCCGATAGAGCTAACCGTATCTACGATCCATTGAAATTTGCTTGCCACCCAATCAAAAAAGCCCCCGAATAGCTTGCTCCAAAAATCTATCGAGGCGTTGAATATAGGCTTTAAAAAATCGGCTATAGGCATGAATATATCTTTGAAGAAATTTGCCACAGGGGTAAAGATAGAGACTATACTGTCGTATGCCCATCTAAATACCTCCATGATAGCGTCTATAAAGCCGCCCGCCATCTCGTATATCTTTTGCCAGATAGAGCTAAGAAAGCCGGCTATCCCTTGCCAAATACCGCTAAAAAAGTTTGCGACGCTTTGCCAAATTTCTTTAAAAAACTCCGCTACGCTACCCCATAGGTTGTTAAACCAGTCGGCTACGCTTTGACATACATTTTTGATCCAAACTATCGCGTTATCCCAAACCGTCTTTATCTTTTCCCAAAAATTTAGGAAAAATTCTTTGACCTCGTCCCAGTGTTCTACGATATAGGCTCCCGCTGCCCCTATGGCTACGACGAGGGCTCCGATACCGGTAGATATAAGAGCTAGGCGCATAATCTTTGCGCCGATGGCCGCAGCCGTGAAGCCCGCGCGTAAAATAACTAGACCTCTGCCGAAGGCCAAAGAAAGCGCGGTAGATATCCTTACTACCGTATTCCATGCTGCGGCTAGTATCAGAGCGGCTCTGAGCCTAGCTCCTACGAGCCACGTGGCTGCCGCTTGTATCTTAAGAGCTGCGGCATGAGCCAGGGTTCTAGCTCTAGCTATCATCGTAACGGGGTTTAAAAACCTAAGCACCCTGACCAAGGTTATAAACGCATCCGTTGCGCTAAGGGCGGCTATCCTTACTATCAAAAATACGGGCTTAAATAGCATAAGCCCCGCTACCGCGCTTATCATTACTGCCGTAAGCGTTGGAAATTTAGCGCTTAAGTCGCTTAAGAATTTAGCTAAAGAGCTCAACATCGACGCTAAAGAGTTGGTAAGCGGTAAAAAGGTTTCTCCTAAACTAGAGCCTAAATTTCTCCAGGCTTGCATAAGCCTTTGGATGCCCGACTTTGCAGTATTTAGTTTAACTTGTAATTCTTTTTGCATGCTTCCTGCGGCTTCGTCCGAAAAGGCCATTTTCATATTGGCTTTAAAAGCATCCATATTGGTGATGAGTCCTGCGATCTCGTCGCTAAAATTTCCGCCCATAAGATCATAAAGTAGTCCGGCTTGGAGTTCTTTGGGCGCAGCGGCAATACGATCTAAAAATAGCGTTACGGCTCCCGCGGCATCTTTGCCGATAGCTGTTTTTAGATGTTTAGCATCTAGGCCTATCGTAGCTAGCGCCTCGTGAAATTTCTTGCCTTGGTTGTCTATATTGGCTAGCCTAGTATAAAGGGAATTTAGCGAAGTGCCTACGACCGACGGGGCTTTGCCTGTACTTAGCATGCTTGCCGCTATCGCACTGGCGGCTTTTTCGTTTAATCCGAGCAAATTTGCATTTCCCGCCGTTAAAGAGGTGGCCGTAAGTATGTCGGCTGCTCCTGCGTTAGTGACTTTATTGTCAAGCAAATTCACGACGTCGAAAAACTCTTTGAGCTCATCGACCTTATCTAGCTTAAAGCCCACTTTCATATTATTAGCTGCAGTAGCTACTTGCTCGGCGCTCATTTCAAACGCCGTAGAACCCGTAGCCAACAGTCTCGTATACTTTACGAGATCTTCGCCAGCTAAATTTATCTTGCCTCCGCCGCTTGCGATATTTGCGATATTTTCAAAGCTTTCTCCAAGCTCGCTTGAAAGCCCTCTCATCTCGTTTTTTAGCTTTAGTAGGTTTTCTTCGCTATCGTCTACGTATTTTTTGACGTTAGCAAAGGCTGCTTCGTCGTCTATGGCTAGTTTTATAGGCACTGCTATGACACTGGTTTTTAAAGCGTTTGGTATTTGGGCCAGCTCGCTCGTTAGATTCGACCTCATGCTCCTTAAATTTTCTTGTAAGTTATTTAATCTGGCGTTATCAAGAGAACCCAGAGCCTGCCTAGCCTCATTTATCGTCCTGGTCATATTCCTTAGACTATCTCTTAGTGTATTTATCTGGCTTAGGCCTCTAACGGCTAGGCCGATACCGATACCTACCGACGTCTCTTGCATTTGCGCTCCTTTTTGTGATACAATTCCTATAAAAAGGATTAAATATGAAAGTGTTTTTACTTATCGCCTTATTTGCGGCTTTGTTTTATATTTATCCCGGCCTTTTTGATAATGTCATAGCCGTACTATTTGGTCTTGGCTTGCTAGGCGGCTTTATAGGCATCGTCGGCTACGTTTTAAAAGAGGCTCAAAAAGCGGTTTCATAAAAGCAAACCGCTAAAATTTACTCTTTAATATCTCCTCTGCGATCCCTAAAAATTTTACGTATTCGTCTGTGCTAAACTCCATAATTTCATCAAACGAAAAATGAAGCGTATGACCTATTATCGCTACGCCCTCAAAGGTATGGCCTAGGACAAAAAACGCGCCACCGCGCTAAGAATAAGCGAACAGTCTTTAGCTTCTAGCTCCTCAAGCTCGGCTTCTCTCATACAAGTAAGGTTGCTAGCTAGCCTAAAAGTCAAATCGGCCTCGCTGCCTTTTGTGCCGCTCATAGCAAAGCGAAGATCTTTGCCCTTTGGATGCCTGATTTTAACTTCGTTACCGCCTGATAGCGTAATGACGGTGTATTTGATACCGTCTTGTTCGATGATTTCATTTTTTTTGCTCATTTTTATTCCTTTGACTTAAAATTTAAAGGCCTTTAAAAGCCGTTTAATCTATCGGCGCAGCTCTTGTCGCCGATAGAAAATATTTATTATTCGCCCAAATTTGAACGCACTTGCGCCAAATAATCCACCCCACCTATCAGGCATATCATGTTTTCTACGTCAAATAGCGCCACGGGGATTTTGCCTATATTTATATCTAAAAAATGTACGGCTAGTTTGACGCTCACTTCCATCTCTTTTCCGCTTTCAAAGCTTCCCGGGTCTATCTCGGTAATATCGCCGGTTACGGCCATAGAAAAAGGCTCGGGAGCGCCTTTGCCCGCTTGAAATACGCTAGCTTTAAATAAAAAAGGAATTCTGTTATTCCAAGTATTTAGCCCGTATCCAAGATAGGTGTTTTTATCGAGTACGCTTAGCTTAAACTCCATTTCTACGGGTTTTATCGTCCCGCTTGCGAAATTGCCGCCAAGCGCGCCTTTGACTTCGATCATCTCTTGTTCTATCTTTGGGATAGTTAGAGATTTAACGACGCCTAAATATCCTTGGCCGTTTATAAAAACATTGGCCTCCTGAACGACCTGAGGTATCTGTCTTTTTACCATTTTTTATCTCCTTTTAACGCCAAGCAAAGCTTGACTAAAGGAGCAAATACTAAAGTCCCCGCAAGCTGGGCGCCCCTGATTTGCTCCAAAAACCTTTTCTTAAGGCGCCTATTTATTTAAATCGTTCATCAGCGTTTCGCCGTATTTATCGACATAGATAAAATCAAGCGTTAGCTGTTTTACGATAGGGGTGTTTTGCATTCTGACGTCTAGGTAAAATTTACCGTCCGTGATGTTTGCTAGCGTATTTTTCTCGCTCCAAGATAGCTCGTATCCGAGCAATACCTTTGCTCCTACAAGCCCCCTAAGCAGCTCGCTAACGCTTCTTTTGGCGTGATAGAGCTGGTCGGCCTTTTTGTCGATAGCAAATAGCACGCCTTTTTGGCAAGCCTGCGAAATACGGTCAAATACTCTAACGCGCGCTAAATCCTTCCATATAGTATCCTGGTCGCTAGTCTCTCCGCCCCAAGCCCTAAAGCCGCTTTCTCTGATGACGGTCGAAATTTTAGCCGCCCTTAGCTCATCAGCCGTGCACGTCTCGCCAAGCTCGAAATCTACGTCTACTTCCGTGCCCGAAACCCCTATCATCACTCTGTTTGAGTAGCTGTCGCTATATCCGAACTCGCTTGCACCGTCCGTATGAGCTATCATTCCGGCTATTCTAGCGCTTTGCCCTTCATAGACGTAAGCGTTCGTTTCATCGTCCCAAACCTTGACGTTAGGATACGCTGCAACGAGCCTTCTAGTGCCGAAGTCCCCCATCTTTACTATCGCCGCGGCCGCGTCCTGGGCTTTTAGATCTACGATGCCGGTTGCTTTTAGCCTGGTAGCTACTTTTTCTATCTCGCCTTTTACAGCGTCTTCGTGGCTAAACTCGGGCGATATAATTAAATTAGGGTTATATCCGAAGCGAGATTTTGCTTTGGTTAGCTCTGATATAGCCTTTTTGCACTCGGTGATCTCGTCATTCGTGTCGCTATCGTCGTCTTTGGTAAATACGCTTAATATTATTTGCGTATTTACCGCCTGATCTTCGATGCCTTTTAGAGCCCTATAAATCGAGCCTTTTTTAAAGGCTTGGCTCGCGTCCTTTTTGGCTTTGTATTTTGCCTCTAACGCTTCAAGCGCCTTTGCCGTCGTCATGAAAAAATGCAGGCCGTTTTCTAGGACCTCCTCGTATCCGGCGATTCCTATGGGCGTAACGCTTTCTACGCTGATAGGTCTTGCGGCCTCGGCGCTTATGGTTACGTTTACTCCGAACTTTGCTGCCATACTATCTCCTTTTAAAATTTATTGATGATTTCCACTTGAAATTCTTTTTTGAACGTCAGCCCTATAAAAGCTTCCAGCGCTCTTTTGCTGTCGCCGACTCCGTATTCGTCCGCCTTATTTCCAAGCAAGATGCACCCCTGCGTATCTTTTGCAATATTGCCGCTATGGATGAGTATGCATCTATCTTTCGGCACTTTTTCATTAAAAAGTAATGGCAAAAGCCTTTGAAATTTGTCGCTTTCATGCCAGGTCGTTTGGTAAACTCCGGCCGGTATCCGCTTATCGCGGCCTCGCTCTACGGTATCCGGACCCGCGGGCTCAAGCGTAAAGCCCTCTAGCAGCACGCGCCTATCTTCCGAAACTAGGCGAAATCTGCCTATCGTGCCGTCGTAAATCTCTTTAATCCTCTCGACTATCAGCTTCATTTTTGCTCCTTTATTTGATTAAATTTATCACTGTGACTGCGATCAATATGGCCGCCGCAATAATCGTAAAAGTCTTAGTTGATGTTTTCATTTTTTACTCTTTTTAGCGGATGAAACGCCCAAACAGTCTTTAGCACTTTTTTGTCGCCGTCTTCGATAAATTCGTGCCAATTTTCGGGATTTGCGCCGGCTATATCCATGAGCTTCCACCCCACGTAAATGCGGCAATAAAAGCCGCTTAAAAAGCCCGTATATCTTATCTCTCGGTAGTAGCAAAACCGCTCGCGACCGTCTTTAAGACGACACTCCACCTTGCAAAAACCGCTCTTGCGTCCTTTGTTTTGCGTGATAAGCACGTCGCCGTGCGTAACGACGCTAGCAGGTTGCACATCTAAGACTTTGACGCCCAGATATTTGACGCTAAAATAGCCTATCCTATTGCGCAGCAGCCAGCAAAGACGGGCGAAATAAGAGCGGTTTTTAGGGGGCGGGAAGTGATCGCGTCTCCATCCGCCGTCGCCGTTTATGGCCGCGCTTTGCCCGTCGTAGTAGTCGTCCGCATCCTCAAACCAGCGAAAGCAGCGCGGCAGATGGTCGTCGTTTTCTTTCACAAAAAGTAGCGCGATCGGCACTACGAAAAAGGCCAAAATCTCAAGCGGAAGCTCTATTGCAAAGTTTCTAGCTACCGTTAGCCATTGTTTGGATGTCGGTTTCATTTTAGCCCCTTTAACTCTTCGTAAGGGATGATTGTTTCGTAGAAACAATTACCAATAAAATCTCTAGGTTTTGCCAAAAATGCTATTTTTAGCCCCTTTTCGGTTTCTTCCCCGCTTAAAATTAGCACCGGCAATCTGATAGGTTTTTTACCGTCTACAATATCAAATAAGTCGGTGTAAATGCTGTCTTCACTCATGTTTTTAATAAGATCATCTAGGCTATACATGCCGGATCTTTGTTTTGAAAAATCAGTTAGTGGCTTATTGCGTCGCAAAATATATCTCGTTCCTCTTAGTAAACATATATCCTCTTGAATCGCCTCTACCGGCTGAATAGGAATATCTACTTGAGTCTTATTTTTAACTAGAACTCCAAAATTTCGCTCGCTAGTACCGTCGTCTTTATACCTAAAAGCGTAAATATCGCTACCGTTTTTATAATAGTTGCCTCTCATTGAAACAGTATTGGCAATATTAATTTTAATCGCTTTTATGTCGCCTTCTTTTAAAGGCAGATCATTTACAGATGCCTCGGTTATCGCAAATTCATCGCTAACCTTATAGACTTTTGATATGCTGGCGCCATTCTTGACGACTATAAAGTCCTCGATAAACAATAGATCATTGAAGTTGGCCTGCGTTTTGATAGTTTTGCTAGTTCCGACTACCGCAATCGTATTGTTGCTACTGTCGGCTCGTATAAGCGGATATTTTGGGGATATGTATATATCGCTAGTTACTTGTATTTCATAATTCGATATATAAGTCCATTCATTTTTTGGGATATTGTATTTCCAGAGTTTTTGATTTGCAGATTGGCAAAAATAAACATCATCTCCTATTGTAAAAAGCATCCTAAACGTTCCGCCGGTCTGATTTTCGTCAAGTTTACTAATTTGCTTATACGGTTTTGTATAGGCCGTAACGCCGGCCGACACCGGCTTATTGCTACTACCGCCCTCATTTACTACGAGATATTTGTCTTTTATGCTTACAAGCCCGCCTTTTGTAATGGGATATGTATAAGGATCTTCTAGGCAGAAAAATTTATATGAAATTTTATCGCTCGTCGGATCTTTGATAAATTTATTTAAAAATTCTCCCTCCTCGGCGCTTTTTTGATTTTTGTATTTTTCAAAATCCTCTATTTTTAGATAAACCTCATCGTGATTGTGCGTCTTTGGCGCATAAAGCTCGTTTGCCTTAGTCTCCACCAAAGCGGCGTCAAATTTAGTATCGACATATCGACGGGAAGCAAATTTAGAGCTCTCCTCGACGGTCAAATTTATAACGCCGGTATCGCTTAAGGCGATATAAAAGTTTATCGTTAGGTCTTTCGCCGCACCCTCGCTTAAACGCGGCTTGATCGTCTCAGGCACGTTTGCGACGGCAAAAAGCTTATCGTCCGCTCCGTAAATGCCTACCTGCCTGATAACAAATCCGCCCACGCTAGCCTCAAGTATGCCCTGAACTATGACTATATTTGTATCATCCTCTTTGACTCTAATATCGCTAATACTAAATTTTTGCGCCTCCTCGGGCAATGTCTGCCACTCGTCGCTTATGACGTCTTTGCTTTGACCTACGCCCATTTTCGTGAGGCTGATTTGCTCTCTATCGGCGATAGCCTTTGAGATCGCCGCTTTGCCTAGTTTCGTGATTATTGTTGCGTATGACACTTTTTCTCCTTTGTTTAAATTTTGATTGTCTCATCTATCGTTACCGCGCCGCCGCTAAATCTTGCGGCGGTTGATCGCGCGTTTAAGATCTCGCTTTGCATCGGCGGCAAATTTACGTCCTCGATAAATTCGCAAATTACAGCGCCGAAACGCTCTAAATTTAAGCTAATATCTCTAACTTTATATGGATAAATGTTAATTTGCTCGCTTTGAGCATAAGCCGCGCTCGTATTAACCGGCGCGCTTGACGCCATTCCCGGCGATTGGATCGGGAAAATCTCCATTTTTTCCGTATCTGCGGCATTTGCCCCAAGATAAACTTCGCTTCTTGCGTTCCTAATAAGGTTAAATCCTTTAAAAACGCTGCGGACGTTTTTATAGCGTTGCACGACGGTATCGAGCTTTTTGTATCTCGTCTCGTCCGTGCCGTCATCTTTGAGATCTATTTCGACCTTAAAACAGTAAGGCTCGCCGTCGTAGCTAAACCACTCAAGAATCCTAATATCAGCATAAAACGAGCGCAATGCTTTGTTTAGGCTATAAAGGGTGCCCGAGTAATAATGTATCTCAAAGGCATTTTTAATGAGTTTTCTAGCTGAATCTTCGCCAAGCCCGTCTATATCCACATCAAAGCTATCGGCTAAGATAGGTAAAAGAGGCGTCGGACAAGAAGTAGCCAAGATGTTTATTGAGCCAAGGTCGAGCTCATTAAGCCTGACATCAAAAAACTCGTCAAATTTCTTATCAAATTTGCTTTTGTGTCCGGGAAGCATCGTCATAGTTCTGCCTTTGCATACGATAGGTTAAAGCTTATTCTGACAAAGCTATCCTCGTCTACTTTGGTATCTGCAGTCGGAGCGGCTAAATTTACGCGGTACACTCCATTTTTATGTAACATAGAGTAGATATAGCTCAAATTTAGGTCTTCGCCTAGTTTTAGACTTTTTCTAGATGCTTTTATTTCTTTGTCTATAATATCTTGCAAAAACATGTCGGTAAGCTCCAGCGTCGCTTTGATTTCTATGTCTTTGATTCGGGCGTTTTTGACTACTACCTTGTCGGTAAATGGCCTCACTTTCTCGCCGCTTAAATACTCCGCTACGCTAGCGCGCGTATCCTCGCTCATATCTAAACTTTTTAGATAAATTTGAACTACTCCCGGCCCGCCGTTATTAACGCTGCACTCTATTACCTTTGAATTTGCGCTTAAAACGTGATAGACGTAGGCCTTTGCGCTTCCTGCAGTGCTAAATCTTTCAAGAGAAAGTACCGCTCTTTCCCTTAGTCTTTCGTCGCTTTCTACCTCTGCGCCACCGCTAAAATCGCTTAGTTGCTTTGCTTTTAATACGAACGGGAAAGGCGTTTGGATATATTCACACTTTAGCGGGCTTGATTTTATAAATTTATCAAGCACCGATACGGCCGTAGTTTTTAGTTCTCCTTTTTTGACGATCGCCGTTTCTTTGACGTAGGCGACGTCGCCATTGTCGCTAACTAAAACGCTTCCGGCCGGAATTATCGTATCCGCATCCCTAGGGGTTGAAAGCGAAAGCTCGATACCGGCCGTCGGCTTTTCTCCCTTTAGCCGCTCTATGCCGTATATCGCTACGATATTATCAAGATCGCTTCCGCTTGAAAAAGGCAGCAGCATGGCTTTTACGCTGCTATTGATTCTGGCTCGCAAAAGCAGCTCGCGGTAAGCCAGCGTTTCAAGCAGGGCCGAATAGTTATCGCTCTCCAAAAGCGAAATTTCTTTGTCCGTCAAATAGCTTTTAAAAAGCTCTTTAACGCCCTTTAAAAGCTCGTCGTAGTTAAGCTCTTCGATCACGTCCGGATACGGTAAATTTTTTAAAAAGCTCATAGCTCTATCCCTATCTCGTCGCCGCTAATTAGAACGATATTAAAATTTAGCTTATGGTCTTTTAGGCTTATTAGCTTTACTTCATCTATCTTCACTCTTTTTTCCCATCTTTCTACGGCCTCTATGACGTAGCAGGCCAGATCGGCTCTAAACTCGTCGTCTACCCTTCGGTCTATTAGCTCGAACAAGTGACTACCGTACTCCGGCAACATAACCCGCGAACCAAGGGGCGTAAGCAAGATGTCTTTTATACTCTCTTCTATAGTCGTAAGATATCCCATACTCATCTCCTAGTGCGAGTGGTGCGGAGTATTGCCGCCCTCGTCTATGATGCGCCCCGTAGCGTGGATGCTGCCGCCTATTTCCAAGTCGCCTTTTAAATTCAGCTGGCCGCAAGTTATGTTTATTTGCTTCGGCGCCGAAATTTCAAGAGTCGAGCTAGCCGTATCGTAGCTCATGCTTACGCCGTCTTCAAAGCTTACGCGCACCTTTTTATCCGTCGGCTCCTCTTTATGCGCGCTTTGGTAGAGTCCGCGAAGTATGACGCCGCTGTTTAGGTTGCCTCTTACGGGCAAGACCAGCACCTGCTCGCCTACCCTGATAGGAGAGAAGCTCACGGCAAAGGAGTTTGAGAAGCTTTGAAATACCGGCAAAAAATCGGTAACCATTGAGCCTACGGCCACTCTTGCCTTGTCACCGCGAACTTCGCTAATCGTTGCGATTTCTATAAAATATTCCCTACTCATCACCGATATGCTCGCTAAATTTATTATTTTTAATAGGTCGCCTTCGTCTCACGTTTTGTTTTATCTCTTTTACGTCGTCGTGAATTTCGTTTAGTTTTTGGCGGTTCGCGCCGTTTTCGGTGCGTAGCGTCTCTACCAGTTCTCTGGTGGCGGCCGTGTTGTTATTTATAGCTTCGTTGCTTCTTACGGAAATATCCACCAAAATTTCGGAGTTTTTGTTCGCGGTTTTGTTTAGTAGCCAAAAGATCACCACAAATACTATAAAGCCGAAAATTACCATAAAGACCAAAAACTCATTCGCTCCCCAAGCTCCGGCGGAGTTTATAAGTCCCGTAGCTTCTTTGATCTCGTCGCTAAAATTTAGGCTATTTTCCATTTTATTCCTTTATCCCCAGGCATTGTTTGAGAAATCTTTCGCAATCGCGGTAGTAAATAGCAATCCTCTTATCCGTCTCGAACGTACCGTCGTTTTTAGGTTTTACGGGCATCTTGGCATTGCACTTTACGGGTACGTATTTTTCTTGATAAATGATATGCGGCTCGCTCGCTTGAGGTTTGGCCGCGCAGCCCGCAAATATCAAAGCAAATAGGCAAAAAAGCGAAATCCTAATCACGAAACAGCTCCTTATATGCCGCCAGTTCGGCCTCGCAGCTTTTATCTTTGACGTAGATCTTCTTTATCCGTTCGGCCTCTTTTGACGGAGTATCGTCGATCTCTACCGCGGCGGCCTTTATAGCTTCGTTTTGCAAAGAAAGAGATACGTTGCAGGCGTTTAGATTATTTTTTACCGTAGCGTAGTCCTTGGTCAGTCGCTCGTTTTTCTCTTTTACGCTTTCAAGGTCTTTAAGCAAGACGGAATTTACGCCTTCTAGCCTTGAATTTTCGAGGAACAAATTTACGCAAGCAAGACCCAAAAGCGCGGCCAATGCAAAGCCTACGATCGGAAGCTTAGTTATCAAATAGCCCATTTAGCACCTTCTTTGCCCGGTTCGGCGTTTGTTTTGCCCAAAGAGAGCTCATACCGCTTTGATAGGCGGCTCTATATTCGCCCGCTCTTATATGGTGCATCGTGGTTACGAATTTTTTAACCTTTGAAACGCCTAGCTGATAGGCCATTTCTATCACCACTTCTTGGACGTTTTTTGGTTTTTCCTTTAGCCAATCAAACGTTGCAAAGACTGCAGCAGTTAGTTTTTCAAGCTTGAGCTCTAAAATTTTATCGGCCGTCGCTTTGCTCATGGGTTCGTATTTGCCGCCGTTTAGCGCTAACTCGTCGGCCGTAAGCGCGGCAAGCAAAAAGCCGTAGCCCACGGTTAGTCTTCCTAAGCTATCCTCGTACCTATGATCTTTAAGACCCTCGTTTTCTTTGATTTTTTCTATTAAGGTCATGGCGTCCTCCAAACTTTTGCCGCAATATTACGCCATACCCGTCTCAAAATCTATCACGATTTTTTGTTAAAAAACTTTGTCAAAGTCCCGTAATAGATTTTCGGCACAAAACAGCTCATAATTCGCACAAAAATAATCAAAGGCGCTAAATGCTAGAAGAATTTGAAAAAGAACTGATAAACACGATTAAAGAAGCGGCCGAACCCAAAAACTCGGTAACTAAAGCGTACCTGGGCGAGTTTAACAGTAAAGAAGAGATGGAGCTGCTGATAAAAGGCGGCGAGAGCTTCGTATTCGTAGAGTTCGTGGATGAAAAATACGAAAACGTAGTAGAACGAAGCGCGACGTATAATATCCATATACTAGCCTGCACTTCAAACAAAAATCAAAACTACCGACAAGCCAATAAATTTAAAGCCTACGCTCTATGCGAGGCAATAGATGAAAAGCTAAGAAACTCGAATTTATGTAATGAGTTTAGGATAGAACCCCAAAACGCTAAAGCGTCACTAAACGATATTACCGACTACGGCTACGTCTACGTGCTAACCAGGCAGATACGAACGCAATTTTTAGAAAAGGACGAATTCTTATGCTCATAACCAAAGACTTAATCGCGCTAAAGGACGAGAAAGAAGGAGTTTTAAGCGAAATTTGCCTGGCCGTAACCGGCGTTTGGCAAGGACACGCCGGAGGAACGTTTAGTATAGACGCAGCCGATATCGAAAAGATGAAACTAAATTTCGACAAGCGCAGCCTAGATATAGTGATCGACTACGAGCACCAGACCCTAAGCGGAGAGATAGCGCCTGCCGCTGGCTGGGTAAAAGAGCTTTTTATAAAAGACGGCGCGCTTTACGGGCGCGTAAGTTGGACGACCAAAGCAAAAGAATTCATCAAAAACGGCGAATATAAATATCTTAGCCCGGTTTACGACTTTATGGGCGTAGACGAAAAGACAGGAGCCTGGCAGGGCTGCACGCTGCACTCCGCGGCGCTAACCAATAAGCCGTTTTTAGACGAACTCGGAGAGGTAAGAGCGAATAAAAATTTCACAAAGGAGACGAACATGGATGATGCGAAAAATCCAAAAGGCGAGCCGCAGGCTCAGGCTGCTACGCAAAGCGGCGCGAGCTATGAGGCTCAGATAGTCGAGCTTAAAAATCAGCTTGACGCCTCTAAACAAGAGGTTGCTGCGCTAAAAGAACAACTAGCTCAAAGCGCGGTAGATGCGGCTATTGTCGCAAACAAGCTTCAAGAAAGCCAAAAGCAGTGGGCGCTAAGCTACGCAAAAGCCGATTTAAACGGCTTTAATGAGTTTTTAAAAGGCGTTATGCCGCCGCGACAAAAAACGAGCATACCGAGTAACGATATGTTTGCCAACAAAAGCCAATCGGACGCAGAAATAGACGTCGTTAAATTTGCATTAGGAGGAGAATAAAATGTCTAACGAACAAAAAAAGCCAAAGACCATCGGAGACGTGGTCGTAAACAAGGTGCTAGGCGTTAACGCCAAAGTAGAGACTACAAAGGTTTTAGAGTGCGGAGCCGTGCTGTTTAGTATTAACGGCGGCGAGAGTTTTGCCGCAGTGACCAGCGACAATCAAACTACGACCATCGCAAACGCCCAAGCAGTATTTGGCGTGCTTTGCGACAATGTAGAAGCCACCAAAGAAGCCGACGTGCTGGTGCTTGGCGAGGTAATGCTGGAAGGCGCCGCCGCGGAGCTAAAAACCGCACTGTTCAAACAAAAAATTATAGTGAGATAAGGAGATAAAAATGGATGAACTTTTAAAAAAATTTACGGTCGAGGCGATGACTGAGATCATAATTCAGACTAAGGTCGATCAAAATTTTATAACGGATACGTTTTTCAAAAAATGGACTCCGACGCTTTCCAATACCCATAACATTATCATCGAAAAAGGCGCGGGCGTAATCCTTGAAAGCGTTAGCGAAAACGGAGAGCACTTGGTGACTAAAAATCCCGACCAAACTATCATCTCCGTACCGCTTCCTCGCTTCCCGCAGTACGATACCCTCCCGGCTAGCGAGATGAATTTACTAAGAACGCTCAATACCCAAAGCGAGCAGCTTAAATCATTGTCTGCGGCTATCGGCAAAAAACTAGCTAGTCAAAAGAGCAATATCGCCAACACCGTAGAGTATATGGCCATAGGCGCTATTTTCGGTAAGGTAATGGACGGCAAAGGGAAGGTGCTGTTTGAGCTTAGCGCAAATAGAAAAGAGATAACTATCACGAATGCGACTAAGTTATTGGATTTGCTAAGCGATATCGAGGCCGCTCAAAAAGAGGTATTAGGCGTTGCAAAGCCGTATATCGCGCTAGTAACTAGAGAGCTTTTTGGCGAGCTGCTTAAACTAGCCGAAGCCCAAGAGCTTCTAAAACTAAAATCCTGCGAAGTCGTAGATAGCAACGGCGCTTTAACGCTTAAACTTTTCGGCAAGACCTTTATGCCTTACGATGCCTCGTACAAAAATACGAAAGGCAGAGATACGAGCTACATGAGCGGCAAGAAAGGCATAGTAGTGCCTTTGATGGACGACATCTTTGAGGTAGTTTATACGAGAGCAAACCATACGTCCGCCATCGGAAAGGCTCCGACGAAATTCTTTGCTGCGGCTCCGGAGGTGCTCGATAAAGGTATGGGTTGGGGCATTGTTAGCGAAAGCAGACCGCTTCCGATCTGCAATAGGCTTGACGCGATCATCGAGCTAAAAATGTAA